TTGACGTTGATTGTGTGATAAACAAAGAATCATTGTGCAAAAACAGATTTTGATTTTGTGATATATCGATATGTGTAGCATTTGCTTTTAAACGATTAAAGCCAATCGTTGGATCAACGGTTATTGCACCTGAAAATATCTCAGATGTTCTGTCATCAAACATAGAATCAACGTAAATTTTACCAGTTATGTCTTTCTTTTTTCCAAGACGTCTAACATTTACTTCAGGTTTTTTGATGTCTAGGCGAGGTAATATTTTTCTTCTTTGTTTTTGTGGAGAAATAACGTATGTTGTACCCCAATTTTCTCCACCAGGCCAATTAATGTACGACTGTAACGAAACAGTCCAAGGTACACCTGTGCCACCGTCACCATAAGATGAAGTATATGTGTACCCGCCTTTATTGTAGATTTGTCTTTGGTTATCTTTGTAACCAAGGCCATCTGAAAGATCTCTAAATGTATATTGAAACTGTGGGAAAATACCAATGCAAGCACTTTCATTTGCTGTAGATGCTAAAGTTAGAGAACTTTTTGGAGGATATCGATATTCAATCGTACCATTTTCATACAAAACACACTCAAATTCAAGATTTGATCGCATTAATGAAGAAGAAGCGCCAGATCGCCATCTTACAATCAAACGTCTACCAAATGAAGAATCTTCAACACAGTAACTTATTCCATATCTTGTACCGTTGACTCTTTGATTTCCCGGTTCGAGACCTGCATTTATTCTAGCAATTTTAGTAGCACCAAACGTTGGTGATACGTCATTAGCTTTTTCTGCTAAATTTCTTAGACTATCAAACCATACTGCTAACATCACGTAAAAACTACTTACTGAACCAAATGTGATCCCTTCAGGATCATCAATGTTGTAGTCTAAAACGTTAGTGTAGTTATCGTTCATAGTTCCAAATTGAGGATCCACTAAGACTAACCAACCAGCAGTTGATACGTGAAACTTCAAATATGTCTTATCAAAGAACTTAAAAGGAAATCCTATAGAATATATTCCCGACAGCTGATCAATGGCATAACTTGCTCCTGCAGACCCTGTAATTTGCTGAAAGTTTCTTTGTGGAACTTTCAAAAGTCCAGATTCAGAATTTGAATATCTAGTGACTGTGTATTGAGAAAAATCTTGTGTAGGAGGTTGTCTAGATGATTTATCAGACATTAGAACACCAATCCTTCATACGTAACAGATGTTCTTTCAACGTTACTCCAACCAGTTGCACCGTAACGCTCATTACCTTGAACACCATTTTCTGTAGAACCAGTCATTGGACTTAACGCTGATATCATATCTGAACTATACGTTGAACCAGTCACTATGTTTCTTACATATCTAGCATCACTAAAAAACTTAATACTTGCATACTCGTTGTTTACATAACCTCCCATCGAACTTGACCCATACGTTTGAAATTGTCCATCTAAAAATGCTTTATTGACGTTATTTGTATCAATAACATAAGAGATAACAACAGAATCTGTTCTACCGAAAACATCTTCGTTACCATCCATCACTGCACCTTTTACATCGTTAGCAATAAACGGACTATCGATGTATGAAATAGTTATTTTGTCTCTTATCATAAAGGGTTCAATAATTCCATCATCAACCCACTCACCATCTAAGTGTGTAAAAGGGTAAGTTAAAAAACTACCAGAACCAGCAACGTAACTAGAGGCAGAAAATTTTTCATTATCAACAAACCACCTTGTTCCTAATTGATGGTTTGCATTTGTGTCTTGTCCTAAATTTGAATTACTAAGTCTGTGCCCAGGTTCACCAGAGTGAATTTTTACTACGTTACCTCTTGAATACTTGTCAGAAGTGATCTCAACACCCTGTCTATATGAATCGATTTCACTAGTGTCAATGCTGCTAGAATAGATCGATCTAGAGATACTTTTTTCAGATTCAACATATGGAATGACATCATTTGTCGCATGATCAAAGAAAAAATCACTCATTTATTCACCGCACCATCTATAGTTGTTAACAACATTGCGTCCAACCTACCTCTTGCATTTTCTGATACTAACGATTCATTTGTGTACGTTATTTTGTGTCTCTCTAATACGTGCGACTCTATCACTGAGTTAATTCCTCTGTAATTTGTTTTATGAGGTAACAACTGATCAATGAAGCTGCTTACAGACATAGTGATCCATTTGTAGAATTCAAAAAATGCTTTAAAGTTCAATTTCTCACCTATTCTGTTAAAATAGATGTTACGAAGATTTTCTAAATCTGGATAATCAGGTGATGATGATAATGCAGGATCTCCAATCATGTTGCTTAATTCATCTAGTTCTGAAAACACAGTCATAATGTCTCGGTTAAGAGTTTCAATTAGAGATAACTCAATAGAAAAATCTATAGAATCAGTTGGCTCTTCACTCTTTACAATTTCATGAACAGGGGCTTCAACTGCCCAATCATGTTCACTTATATTTCTAATGTCAGAGAAAGACCGAATTCTTATTTTTTCATCTGTAGCGCTCTCATCAAACAAGGCTGAATTAAATTTCACATCAAATATCTCTGGTTTCACACAGTCTTCTTCAATTGGAAATCCGCTACCTGTTAAGTGCAACCCATTCTGACTGTGGTCTACAAACAAAATAGAACCTAACGTTCCTAAACTAGCGGTTGCATTTGCTCTAAGCGTTTGCTGCTTATTTAGAGAGTTTATTCGTAATCTTTCGTATGAACCTGACTCTGCTTTTCCATAATTCCAGTTCTTTAGAGGATCTGTAACGCCTGTTGATCTAAAATCAAGAACGTGTGCTTTCCATTCATCTTCTGTTAAAGCCTTGGAATAAAAACGTAAATTAGACATGTGTCCATCAAAAGTGGTGACTCTTGCTTCTGAAGATATAGACGATGAATTTAAGTACAAATAGTTCGAACCTACTGGTACTGTTTGATTTGAACCAATTGCTACAAATGTTCCTGATGCGTTAAACGTTGAGCTTAGAATTCTAAAAGCATTAAAATCAGTTGATGAATTGAATTCGTTAAAGAACGAAGATGTTGAAGAATAATATTGAATTTCACCGTTGTTCTGTGATGCAATTCTCAAGAAATAAGAAGAAGAATTTGCCGTTAAAGAATCTGCTCTTTGCACACCGTAACAAACACTCCATTTGTCATTATTGAAAACACTAGATGTTGGTAACGATAGTGTCATGTTCAATAACGGAGAATTTGTAGAAGTACCTGGGCGTAACCACAGACAGATTTTTGGAGTCTGAGCTCCTGATACTAACAACACATTTGACGTTAATCCTAAACCGTTAGTTGAAGAACCCGTGACACATGTGCGTAGTAAACTCTGTGTAGTATTTGTCATTGCATAAACTTGTTCTTGCGTGTATTTGAAAGTTGTTTCAATTGTCCAAGAACCAGATGTTAATAAACCATCAGAGATATTGTTAGAAACTCCAGCTGGCGGGAAAAGTGAATGTTTGACAAATGTTCCTGCAATCAAAGGAACACCCGGTTCTACTCTAGAAGAAGACAGATATGGAGAAATTACTAACGATGATGTTGCAAACTTAACCATAGAACCAATTTCGTGTTTGAAATTTTTAGCATACGTTAGTGCTCTAGACGTCGGGCCGCCGTGTTCTCTTATTCTTAGAGTGTTATCTGGATCGACGCCTACACTACGTAAAAATGCTTTAACGCTGTGTAACGTTCCTTTTGATCTGATGATATCACCGATATTTGTCAGAATCCTACGTATTAGTTGACTGTGAACATATCTAGTTGAATATTGATCAAGGCTGTAATCAGAATCAACGTCTTCACCATAAACATATTGTGAAATTGTAGAATCTCTAAATAACTCTGGAAATTTAAACCCAAAATTTTTCATTAAGAAATGCAAGAAATTATCTGGTATAGTGTTGTTAGTGTCATATCCAACAGATTTTAAGGTGCTGAAAGAATCAACGTAAAGTTTGATGTCATCAAAAAACCTTGCCCAAGTGTAAATGACAGATAGTAACAATTGAACGTTAGAAATTTTTCCCTGCCCAGGTATGCCTTCACCAGAATAAGCTGATTGCTCATCAATATTTTCAAATCCATCTGCAACAGCACCTTCTAACAGGTAGTGTTGTGGTATTAATTTTGTGATGAGATTTGGATTTGCATCATCATATAAAGAAGCTGAAGTTAACAGTGTTGAGTTAAGATCAACTACTTCTTCGTGCGCAGGAAACAAAACTGGACAGGTGTCTTCTCTTTCAAGATTTAATTGTGATGTTGCATCAATAGATGCATCTTGTCTAAGTGTTCCTGTAAAATTTGTGATCAAACTGTGAAGACTGTTACCTGAACTATCAATAACGATTGAATTGATAGCGTCAGATAAATTTGAAGTCAACAAAGGTCTTGGTTCGTTAAATCTTAGATAGAGTTTTAGATCATCATCTGCATAAACACTTCTTCTTCTGTATTGTTTAATTTGTGTCAAGTGTCGATATGAATGCCACAAACGAAACTCATCAAGCGTAGCAGATAACGTTTGCAACGGAGTCACAACTAAATCAGTTGTAAAACTGCTACCAGAACCAAGAACAAGATCTACGTTGTCAATGTATAAATTTTGAAGTTGAGAACTGGTGCTTGAAGATGAAACTAATTCTCCATTTAGATAAAACAACAAAGAGTTTGGTTGATTATCTCTGTCCCAGACTAAACAAACGTGATTAAACGCACCTTTTGTTAACTGTGCAGTCACGTTCATGTTGTAAGAACTAGAAAAAACGCTGAACCTGCTGTCTACTGACGTTATAGATGACGTTGGCAACAAATAATAACAAAATCCTTGCGTGCTTCCAGATATTTTTTGAAATACTACTTGCGTACCGCTGGTATAGATCTGAGGAACGTAAATTTGCATTTCCACGCTCATAGATGTGTCTTTTGGATTTAGAACACTGTCACCACTCTTGTTTTTTGATAATTCAGGGAATAGAGAACCTGCATAATCTTTGACTGAAATATACGTTCCATATGATGGACTAGTTTCTGATAAAGTTGTGCCAGAAAACATCAGTTGTCCTTTGAATTTTGGAAACTGATCATAAACCCACTTGTCAAATCCACTTAATCTATCATAGAAACTTTCTACTTCTTTTTGTGTGCCATCAAATGGATATCCGTTAATGATCTGATCAAAAGCAATGTTTGTTTTTGCTTGTGCAGACATAAAAAACGTGTGGTTTTCAAATTTTGACCAATCAACATTGACTTGTTGAGTTGATTTTAGTGGATAATCAATGGGTTCATAAATGAATGATGATGAACTTTCAGCATTTGTACGCACAATATCCTTCAATGTCATCTGAATAGCTCTGTTTTCGCTTAACGCAGAGCGTAAAAACGAAGGAATCGCAAATTCACTAACTTTCTTAATTGCCATTATTGTTCTGAAACTCTAAAGATCTGTCCTACTTCTTGGAAAACAGTTCTTTCTGTACCCCTAACGGACATTAATTCAATTACATATGTTCTGTTTTTAGGAAGTGAAGACATGTCAAATTTGAAAAACATGCCCTTGGTGTCGCTAGACAATTTTGTGCTGTTGTAGACTGTATCATAAGATATGATTGTTTCTCTAGTTGTTGCATCCTTTATACAATAATGCATGTCTCTAACAGAGACTCCAGAGTGTTCTATTGGAAGTTTAGTCCAAAACAAAGATGGTGATGATTTGTCAAAAACGTTCACTCTAAAAATAGTTTGTTCATCTGGACTGTAACGTTCTTTGACGTTGTGAACGTTCACAACATAAGCTTTTTGCGATATAAGAGTTGTAGATTTTTTGTTGTCAAACAAGTACACTTTACTTGCAGTCAAGAAAGGTACAGTATTATCTAATGAGCTCCAGATTGGCGTAAGTTTGACAGAACCAGATTCATTTAACAATCTTCGTATTGAAGAATTCAATGATGAAAGATAAACTGATGAAGAGTACACTCCGCTAACGTAATATTGTCCTGTTTTGTGTTGTGATCCAGTGAAAACATACTCTTGATAACCTCCTGATACTTCTGTTCGAAGGTGTAAAAGAACGCAGTTACTACCTGTGATCACAGAAGTTCCAGACATTAAGTTTTCTAAACCACTTACGCCATAGTTGTAAAACACCAATGTACCAGATATGTCTGTAGAAAGTGATAAAGAGTCATCTTGTATTGAATCATCGTACTTCATGATAAGTTGTGGGCGTTTTGAATAATCATAAGCATTTTTTGCTGCAAATCTCTTCACAAAGTATGTTCTCTGATCTGTTTCATGTGAATCTGCATACGAGATTCTAAATCCACTATCAGGTAGCAAACCAACAAGAGTTGCAGACACGATCTGAGTTACATCTAACTCTAGATCTTCTTCACCAGTAACAAATGTTTGTTGTTTAAGCAAAGATTGTCCGCCATTTACATAAGATGAAGCTGTAATATAATCAATAAGACCATTTTGTCCAGGGAGTCCACCTGACATTGCACAGCCAGACATAAACCAAGATCCAGATACTCTAGATGCACTCATAAAATTACAAACATCTTTATCACTGAAATAAGCAATATCTCTACCAATACCTTCGTCAAATGATTTTGACAGTGGATATAAGTTCACTACGAAGTTATTTGGTGTTGGTTGTCCACCATAGACATCAAACAACTTTAACTTAACGTTAAATGTGCCGTTGGTGATATCAATCTGCCTACTCTCATAAAGAGATGCAATAGTTGAAAGATCAAAATGGATCAAGATTCTTGAGAGCTCAGTCAAAGCCGTAGAACCAGAAGAAGTTACATCATAAAGTTTAAACAGATCTAAAGTTGCTGCGTTACCAACGTTAGATCCCGTAACCCTTGTACCTTTAACAAATTTGTCAGTGATATAAGAGTCTTTGTTTGCGCCAATTACCTTGATCAAATTTACTTTCCTTACATCGTAGATCTACCGATTATATCATATTCTGGATATTTGATTTCAAATATTGCACCTGGGGGTGGTAACAACATTCTCTTGTAGGTGTTTGAAGTCACATCATAACTTATATCACTGTAAGATCTTCCATTGTATGAATTCATCAAGTTCACAAACTTGATATTTGTCACTCCTAGTACGCCTGGCGTAGTATAAAGTAAATTTTGTACTTCATCAATCACTATTGGTTGATCAATGTTGAATTTTTTGATGTCAAAATAATCTTTGAGTCTGACTAAACACGTCTGTAACACAGTTGATTTTGTGATTGTTGGATCAACGTTTATTTCAAAGTTAAGTTGTAAATTAATGATCTTGCCATCAAGAATATCAATAGCATCACTTATCATTCTATATGGGTTAAGATATGTTTTCAAATTTTTCTTTAACGTATCAGGACTTGTGATTAATCTTGAATCTTCGTCTCGTGACAAAACATAAAGCTGAGTTGCTAAAGGATTATTTGGATTTGAACGAATGCTTGCGCGAAACACTCTTCCAAAATTAGATGGCATCGTGTATATTCTAGCTAAAACATCAGGTTTTGACACAATTCTAGATTGTGCATTTTTAGCTGCTGGGATCAGAGCTTTTAATCCATCAACGTCTAGTGCATCATCACCACCATAAGATTTAAGAGTGTTGTTTGCTTCTAATTTGTTCTTAACTGTTGCAGCTACCGCTTGCGATGGAGAATTTGGAAAAAACATCTTTAACGTTGTGATAGATTTGATAGTATCAGCTGGAACGTTGTGGTCTAATCCTCCGCCATATCTGTATGTTATAGTGATTGTTGTGTCTACGCTTGCAATGCCAAGCGTGTTTGTTTGAAGCAATTGGTTTGGATTCAATGCAGATCTAGAAAACGTTCTAGAGTAAGGAAATGAAACTGCAAAATCAGAAGGATCGGGAATAATATCGTCTTGTAGAGAATTTGCCGACCCACCACCAAATGTTAAAACAGTTTTTCTATCAGAAAGATTTGTTTTAGCAGTGTAACGATATGGTGCAGGTACAACCTTGATTGCATCCCGCACTAAATCAGAGTCTTTGTTAGTGTTAAGTACGTTTCTATACACAACATCTTCTGTTAGTGCAGACACGTTGTAGTAAGTGTTTCCATAAGAATCAGTAACAGAAATAATTTCAGAAACGTTTGGATTAGATAGTGTTAATTGTCTAAATGGAACAAATGTTGATCCAATAACAAATGTTTCTGTGATTTCTTTTCCAGATATACACAAACCGCTAGCTGCCATCGTAAATGTAGTTGGAACATTTGAAGCCTTGGTTGCAATTCTTGTCTCTGCAACATATTCACCACTTGCATTTTTTTTGTTGAAATCAACGTCTTCTACAAGCGTAAATTGAACACCGTTGTCTGATGTTACAATTGTTCCGTATTGAATGATCGGTAAAGCACTAGGCGACGGCGAAATCTTACCATTGACAGTTTCTGCAGGTACTTCTATGTAAAATGTTTCTGCTACTACTGCGGGCGCCGCACCAGATATGTTAACACCCTCAGCGATCAAAGATCTCTCTATGTTACTTGTTTCGACGGCAGTGTCAGGATCTAATTCACCAAATTGGTGGTCTAAGTAAAATGATAAATTGTCTCCAACTGCTGCTGCGAGGTCTAATAACAACCCACCAACTGATGATTCTGAAAAATCTCGAATTTTATCAGGATAGTATTGTCTAGCATACTCTAATAACACAGATCTCAAAGAATTGAAATCTTTTGCCAGATACCTCCTTTGACGTACAAACTTTAGATCTTCACGTGCGACTACCATCGAGTCTAAATAAAATGTCGTTACATAGCGTACAAGTTTATCTCTAGTTTCTTTCCAAAAACGTTCAAAGAAGGTACGTTGTAAGTGATAGTAATTGTAATGATAGCAGTGTTTGTGTTGTTGAATCTATCAACATCAGAGCTAAAGTTTTCAAGATCAACATATGGCATCCAACTAGAAACTGCAGTTTTGATTCTGTTTATAGCTTCAGTATCAAAATCATCTTGTGACGTGTATTCTGACACTAATTCTTTCAAGTTAGCGCCAAAGTTATATTGACACAATCTTTCACCAAAATTTGTGAGCAATAAGTTTTTTAAGTTGTCGTGTACTTGCGCTGCAAGCGTATAATTCATCTTAAATAGCGCTGTTGTACCAAGAGATAACGGAGTAGCAAATCCTACGGGTACTGTTGTTTCAGATAGCTTTTCATCGTTAGTTGTTGTTACGGTTTTTCCTGAACTCTTAAATGAATAACTCACAACTGTAACTATGTGATTATCACAACAAACCAGTAGCTAACGCAACAGAGTTTGCCATAGCGCCGCCAGAACCAGCGAGCATGCTCACCACGTTCACACAGAGCATCCCAACAATATTCTTAATGTAAGCTATTGTTGTAGCAGCAAAAGTTTTTGAGAGGGCATTCTGGAGCCCTAGAGAAGCTGTTATATCTAGCACTCTGTCAAATGCTAATTCTGTCACAAGCTTGGGAAGATTTGGCAAATCAGTCAGAAGTTTTAAGTTTGGAGGGAAAACAAGATCTGACAATATTGAAAATGGAAGTTTCATAAATTCAAGTGAAACGCTAGGCACAACTAATGAAGGTAGTTCTACGTTAGGATCTAATTCTATGTTAGGAGGTGCTGGGGGTATAGGCGGTACAGGAATATTTGGCAATCCAATCTGGATATTAAGCTCTGCCAGCTTTAACAGAACTAAAGAACTTGGTTGTATGTCTAGCTGTAGAGCTATGTCATCAATACTCAATGGAAATCCTTTGACACTTGGAAATGCTACAGACGTGTCAAATATCGGAAACAACGGTGTAGAACCCTTTACGTCCATAGATAAAGTCGTTTTAGTTAACAAAGAATCAACATACGTTTCGTGCCATGTCTTACTTTTTGATGGATCACGTAATCTTTCAGCAGTCAGTTCCCAATTTTTATCTGGCTTAAACCAAAAGAAGTTTTCTAATCCAATCTGGGGTCCCGCGCTCGGTGGCAAAGGAACAACAGAACTTAGTATCTTTAGCGAATCAGAACCACCGTTACCACCTTCATTTCCCGATTTCAACAGAGATATAACGTCTTCTACAAATTTATCTTTGAAGCTTTTAGCTAACTCACCATTCACTACTATACCCAAAGATGTAAGTGATTTATCGTAAGGTGATGCCATTACTTTAACAAAATCTTAGTTGCAAAAGTACCATTAACTCCGCCAGAAGCTCCTTGACTTCCTGCCATGCTATCGATAATCGGAGAAGCAGTGACTATTCCGCCTTGACCTGTGTTATTGACGCTTGTGCATAAAACAGCAAGATTTGCATCATCTCCTCCAAGTTTTACAACACCTTTTGCAGCTGGCTTAAAAACTATGTCACCGTTTGCTTTTATGACTATTGCTGCAAATTCATCAGGATTTTGTGATTCTGTCAAGACGCCATTTTGTACGCTTGAATTTGTTACAAGAATCTCTATGTCAGATCTAGCTATCAATCTGACTTTATCTGATTTTAGTACTACTGCTGCATCTCCATTCTGCGAATCACTTACTTGAGTGATAAACTGCGAATTAAATTGTGATAGCTTAAACAATTGATCAACTTTAAGTTTTTGTCCCAACAATATTCTGCTCTTGTCATTTACAAAATCAGGATCACCCTCTCCTGCAACAACTTCATCTTTAGATTTTCCTATCTCAAATGTTGAAGTTGTTGCGTTGTTTACTTTCGATCCCCCGGTGAGAGTTGTCTGTCCGCGACCAACAATCATATCAATCATTGCAGAACCTTCTTGCTTGTCTGTTTGTGACAAAGCAGGAATATTGCCCTTAGTCTGATCAAAAGTCAAATCAGCAATAGAGTTAATTCTGTGTGTGCCAAGAGCAATAACAGAGTTATTTGAACCCTCAAGTACTAGATCGCCTGGTCTTTTTTTAAACCTAGGAACTGGTTCTTTGATGATAATTTTTTCTGCATCGGCGTTATCAAAGAGTTCTTTGTAAGCGTTTTCATCTCCGAGTATAGAGATAGTATCAGCAACAGAAAACCTTTGTCCATTTTTTTCATCTGCTGCACCATTTCTATATTCATATACTGGATTTGCAGATCCATTATGCAAAGCAGCAGTACCTGGATTAAAGGACGGGTCCATAGTTCTATCTGCGTGCGTGTAGTTGACATCTTCTACAAATGCAGGCAGCGATATTTTACACATCCAGTATGCAATTTCTGTTAGTTTTGCATCAGGATTTTCAAAGAAAACCCAGACATGTTCACCCGGCTTTGTGGGTAAAGCTATGTGTGAAGGGAAAAATGGATACAAGATCATAGTTGTGTCTACGCTAGCTAGACCAGAATTAAGAACTCTCTTAGCAAGAATAGAGTTCCGAGGAGGTGACACACCTGCTTTTGGGTTCATAAGATTCATGTTATGGATCCAGAAATTTAATTTTGTGTCATCTATAGATGAAGGATCTGAAATAACATCAATAACCACAAATCTTTGAAAGATTGGTGCTGAACCAAGATTATTTAACGAACCATATCTTGCGCTTAAATCAAGCGCTTGTGCAGATTTTCCTTCTGCGTGTTGTTGCGCAATTTGGTTGTAGTCGAAATCAGTATTCATTTTTTCAATTCAGCATAAATGTCATCTGCAGATAGATTATCATCACTTTCAGAATATGTTGCAATCAATTCTGAGAGTTTTAACAACTGGTCATTAGCTTTTGCCATTTTATCAAGGTAAGAAGTTATATTTCGACCATGAATTGCGTGTTCTGAAGAACTTGTCTGACATATGACAAGCATTGTAACAAACATTTTATGCGCTTTATCTCTGTCTGAGATTGCGTTATCATAGATTTCTAACCACAAAGATTTTAATCTGCTGTCTACATTTGACAAAGACTTTAATAGATCACCAAAATCTTTTAGTCTTTCCTGTACAGACTTTTCTAGTTCTTGGTTATCTTTCATTTTGCATCTCTTTTCTTAATGCTCTAAATTTTTTCTTTATAACTTGCATTATAGCAGTCATTTGTTTTTGTTGCAAGCCTGACATCTCTTTTAAGTATAACATCGTTGCATTTCTATTGATGATGTCAATATCCTCAGCATTTTCAAAAATTGTGATGATAGCGTTAACAACATTTAATTCAGTTTCTGACGTCGCGCTGTTCTTAAGCCTAAGAAGCGCTAAGCTTAACTCATTCTTCGAGTTTTCGATATCAAGTCTTTGATCTTGCGATGCTAACATAGAATATTCTTCAATTGTTCTCTGGTCAGATTGATTTAGTGAGTCAAAGTCATCTAAACTCACTATTTTTTTCATTTTTGATATTCTGTTCTTTGTCTGTATAATCAAGTACCTCTTTGCTACAACGTTAAAATAAGAAAATGCAGCTGTACCTCGTGTCGCATCATACTTTCTGATAGTTTCAAACAAAAAATTGACACAATCGTTTTTAAGTTCATCTTGTGTCTGATTTGCAGACGTGAATTTATGAATATTGACTAAATTTTCTACGAGCTTCAAAAAAGCGGGTAGTATCTCTTTAGTGTAAAGTTTATCTTTTTCTAGTTTTGCATCTGGTGCTAATTTTTGATATGCAATTATAGCATTTTGTGTATCTATGTTAAAATAGTGTTTGGTTGGGGATCCTGACTTTGATCTTCTGATCCTCTTTTTGACTTTTGTTTCACTCATCGATTGTAATTTCTTCTAAGCTATTTTT